AATCCTTACCCCTGAGCAGATGGGGGCTTACCCTAGTGATATGAGTGTTGACGAGGCTACCGCTGCTGCACAGAACATCTCTACTGCACTCCAGAACAACGGGATGAATCTTGATAACCCGAGGGCCAAGGCTAGCTTTACTGAGCACGTCGCAGGTCTAGGGTCGTTCCTGTATAACACCACTGATGAGATTGACTCGGGGACTTATGAGATTCTGTTCGGGGAAGGGTCTGCTATTGCTACCCACCTTGAGGAGTGGCGTAGTGACGGGGCCTCCAGCACCCTAGCTGCTAATGCTGCTCTCAGGACAGGTATTCAGGTTCACCAAAGAAAGGTTGCCGCAGAACTAGAGGCTCGTCACGAATACAACAGGAGCCTAGTCACCCCAGAAAGACTTGAGGAACTAGGCGCTGTATACGACGAGACTACGGGTAGTTTCAGGCTTCGTGACGGTGGCCCTATAGTTAGGCCGGATGGTCAGGTATCGTCCCTCTCTGTTCCTGATGAGGATATTGAGCCCCTAGTTGAATCCCTCAACATCCTTGACGCAGCATTTAATCGGTTTGGTATCATTGACCCAGAGGAAGCAGCAGAGGTCGGTGCACAAGCAGTTGGTGTTGTCACCTCCAGAGCACCCGGTGAGGGTGAGATTACCACCTCTAGTATCGGTCAGCAGTTTGTTATCCCAGAGGAGGTCTCTAACGACACTGGCTTCATCAATGCTGTTAACGCCGCTGCTAGTAGGGTCGGGTTTTCCCCTGATGACCTGCTCCGCGTGATCCAGTTCGAGACAGCGGGTTCATGGGACCCTGCGGTAAAGAGCCCCAACTCCACCGCCACTGGCCTGATCCAGTTCTTGGAGTCCACTGCGAATGGCTTGGGGACATCTACCGCAGCCCTGTCCAGCATGTCCAGAGAGGAGCAGATGGCGTATGTGGAGAGATACCTTGAGCCCTTCGCAGGTCGCTTGAACAATGTGGGCGATCTTTACATGGCTGTTCACTGGCCAGCGGGTGTTGGGAAAGATGACAACTATGTGATGTATCGTCAAGGCTCTGCGGAATATGATGCAAACAGTGGCCTTGACAAGAACGGGGATGGGACAGTCACCAGAGGGGAAACCCTTGCTAGGCTCATGGAAGCCACTGGTGGCGGCACTCGTAGCATGACTAACGCTGGCAGACCTCTGACGGAGGCAAGCACCCCTGCTCAAGCGATTGCCCCACGTCCAGATGCTCCGTCCGTGCCCTCTAGTGCACCCAGCCAACCGACAGCCCCCGCTACAGAAGAAGCCACGGCTGTATCCGCATCACGGTCAACTGGTGAGAACCAACTCACTGATAGAACCAAGTCGCCTATGCAGAACGCAGTTGGTCAGACAGAGATTCCGGTATCCCGTGACATAAATGAGGCGCTTAGGCAACTCTCTAAGCCAGATCGCCACGGGGACATCCCTATGAAAGTGGTATCCATGCCAATCACAAGTAAGGTGTCCGAGATTAGTGGCGGCACCCCCGCTATGGTACAAAGGGCTATAGACCGCTTCAACGAGGACGTAGACGATATATTTGATAACCCATCCTACGCAGGCGTAGATAAACGCGAGGCCACTGCCGACAATATCCACATCGCGGGGGATACTCAAGGGGTACACGAGGGCATTCTCAGTGGGGATTACAAGGTCGGTGACTTTGTACTAACCTACCATGATGGTCGTTATTCGGTACGGGTGCTCAGACCCGTCGACGTAGAATGGCACCTCGCTAACCCAGACTACGTTGATGCGAACCAACTCCCAAAAAGATAGAGACCAACAGAGGTAAAACCCATGAATACCTTCCTACAAGCGTTACTGAGACTGTTCACGGCAATCTTTGGGGCTACCCCTGCCAAACCCCCAGAGGCCCCTCAGAGGCCCGCACAGAGGCTCCTAGACCTATCTCTACTAAAGGAGTTCGAAGGGTTACGCTTGTCCGCATATAAGGATGTTGGTGGTGTCTGGACCATTGGGTATGGGCACACCAAGACAGCTAAGGAAGGTATGAGGATTACCGAGGCAGGGGCAGAGGCTCTTTTACTAGAGGATATTGCTTGGGTGACAGCGGCTATCGACAGGTATGTCAAAGTCCAGATCACCGATAACCAATACTCTGCCCTTGTCTCGTTTATCTACAATGTAGGGGCTGGTGCTTTCAGGGGGAGTACGATGCTCAGGCACATCAATAACAAGAGTTTTAACCTCGCTAGTGATGAGTTCCCTAAGTGGAATAAGGTTAAGGGCAAGACTGTCAAGGGCCTGACTAACAGACGCCTCAAAGAACAAGAACTCTTTAGAAAGTGAGCGGCATGGAAAGCGAGATCACTGAGATTAAGAACAATATCTCAGCCCTACAAACACGATTAGACTCCTTGGAGAGAGAGCAACACAAACTAGATAAGCAGCTAGTCGAGATCAAGTCCGACCTGAATTACTTGAAGTCCAGCCAGGACAGTCTCAACTCTAATCTCTCGAAGTTCTTGTGGATTGTGGGGGGTGGTTTCATCGCTGCTGTTGTTAGCTTTATCATTAAGGGGGGTCTTACAGGTGGTCAATAACAGATTCAGCCTAGGTTTGCTGTCCGGTTTCCTAGTGGCAGTGGCTATGGCCATTACCCTACCAGATGCACCCCCAGACCCTTACTCTAACGTTTCTGTGATCAGCACAGAGAGAGTGGGGGACAATGTAGAAGTCCTTGCATCATTCAGAAAGAACGAGTGTACGTTCATTAGACTAGAGACTTTCGGGAGTAGGACAGGTGTTCTGGTCTACACGAACTGGAACGACCTACAAGGGCACGGTAAGGAACACGACAGGATCGCAGGGGAGCACACCCTAGCTATCTCTATTAGAGCACCACAAGGGCAGTTCGACTCCCTTGAGATACGAACAAGACATGATTGTAACGGGGTCATCGTGGACAAGGTGTTCGCTATAGTCCCCCTAGGAGGTTTGTAAATGGATCAAGATGTAAAGAGTATCTTCGCTAGTAAGACTTTCTGGGTGAACCTTATCACTGTGTTCGTGATCCTGATCAACCGAAAAGGGCAGGTAATCCCACCCGCTGTAATTGAGCCATTTGTACTTGTGCTCCTACCGATGGTTAACCTTTGGTTGAGGTATGTCACCAAGTCTAGAGTGAGGTTGTTGGGATAGATGATATGGATACTTACATTTGTTGGGTCAAAAGTGGGACGCCTTGTGGTTACTGTCTCGGCTGTCTTGGGTTCGATACTGCTAGTATTCAAAGCGGGTCAAAGGGACCAAAAAGCAAAAGACGCAGTAAAAGACCTAGAGGCTTACAAAGAGACAAGGGAGAAACTTGATGAAGTTCCTGTTAATGATGATGTTGACGCTGCCCTTGACCGCTTGTCTAAAACAGACGGGCTCCGAGATTGACGCTCTTTGTAGTATCCCCCCACCAACTGTAAGTAGAAACGATACCCCTGAGACTATAATCCAGGTCGATAACTTTAGGGCTAAATGGAGGGCTGTTTGCAATGCCTAGAGACTACAAAAAAGAATACAAAGACTACCACTCCAAGCCTGAACAGAAAAAGCGTAGAGCAGCCCGTAATGCAGCTAGGCGTAAGATGGAAAAGTCTGGGAGGGTAAAGAAGGGCGACGGTAAGGATGTGGACCACAAGGACCGTAATCCGAGAAACAACAGCAAGTCTAACCTGAGAGTCCAGTCTAAGAAGACTAACCGCAGTAGGAACAAGTCTGCTGGCAAAAAGAACCCGAGGGATTAATGATGGCGAACCTAAACGATAAATACATGGCAGTCCTTACGGGTGTTCGTGGCACCATTGATGATAGGCGCAAGGCTTATCTTGAGGGCACCATGAGTAAAGTGGGCACCATCAATGATATGGAGTTTGAAGTCCTTGGTGACATGGGCTACACAGGCTCTCTGGATGATCGTTGGAAAGCATACCTGACTCACCTTGGTGGCTCTGAGCGTGCTGCACTTCTGACCTCCACCTTCTATGCACTTGGTGCCTACTTTGTGAATGGTGCTGAGCCAGAACTACTTGCTGCCTTCTCTAAAGAGACTTACTTTAACAATGTGGCTCTTAAGTCCTTTGATGAGGTCGTGACTGCATCCACCACTGGCCTCTGCACGATGCACGACAGTGAGGGAAACCTCGTGTGGAACGCCCACAACCTGCTGACGTATTCTGAGGATTTCAGCAATGCGGCTTGGACAAAAACGAGTGCAACAATCACCGCCAATTCTTCCACCGCGCCTGACGGGGCAGTGACCGCTGACAATGTGGAGTTTCTGTCTGTGGGATCGTCTAATCTTCAAGGTGTTGTTGCTGGCCTTGATACGTCAGCGCCCTATACTTTTGCAGTCTGGATGAAAGTTTCGTCTGGGTCGCTTGATGTTCGTCTAGGTAATGTCAACGCAGGTGTATACGAGGTTAAAAGCATAACTACGGAATGGCAGTTGTTCACTGTAGACCAGACACCCTCTTCGACAACACGGTTTCCACGTATTCTTGCTGACGCTTCTGCTGCTGGGACTTTCCAAGTTTGGGGCGCACACCTCCACCGCTCCGACCTCGGCGGTATGGCTGACGTGCCACTAGACGAGCGCGGCGTGGCCTCTGCGGCTAAGTATCTGCCGACCACCTCAACTGCGCGTTATCTACCTCGCCGCAATGCCTACTACTATGATGGCTCGTCGTGGGTTCCGGCTGGGATCAGGCATGAGAGCGCAGCGGCTACGAACCTAGTTCTGAATAGCGACAACATGGAAGCACAGACCGTATCCGTTACTCCGGGTTCCACCTACACCGTGTCATTTGACCGCGCTGCTGCCGTGGCTGAGCTGGTCGATAGCGTATCGGTCACTGCTGTTGATGTGTTTGTCTACGACACGACCAAGGACAGCGATGGAGGTGCAT